CGGGGAGTGGACTCCAGATCAGCCAGGTCTAGCCAATGGCTTACAAAGGGCAGAGAATGTCTTTTCTAAAGCTGTAGGCTATGGTGCTATCAATGCAGCCGAAGACTATTCGGCAGCAGCATCCGAGAACCTAAACAATGTTGTCGCTGCTAAAACAACAGCAGGTGCAACCACAGTATTTGCTGGTGGTGCTACCAAACTATTTAAGTTAGACACTACAGACCTATCATTAGATTCTGTAGTTAAAGCAAGCAGAACGATTACTAATGTTGTCAGAACAACAAATGTCGTTACTATTACCACATCGGCTGCTCATGGATACTCTGTGGGTGATGCGCTAACAGTAACAGCAACTTCTTCAACAGGTGTTAATGGTGCAGCTATTGTTGAAACAGTACCAACAACTACGACATTTACCTATACCAAAGCAGGCACAGACATTGTTACTACTGCAGATACAGGTACAGTAACCTTTTTATATACAACTCCTACAAATCAGCGTTGGAGATTTACCCAGTTTGGTAATGTGTTAGTTGCAGCAAATGGTGGTAACAGGCTACAGGGATACAATGTAAACTCAAGTTCTACATTCCAAGACCTAGCCTCCGATGCTCCTCAATCTAGGTATGTAACAGTAGTGCGCGATTTTGTAGTGTCAGGCTATGTAAATAGCTCTACTGTATATCCAAACAGAGTGCAATGGTCAGCGTTAGGAGACGAATCCTCTTGGGCTAATTCTGCAACTACACAGGCAGACTTCCAAGATATTCCCGATGGTGGCTCTGTAGTCGGTCTTACAGGTGGTGAATTTGGTCTAGTCTTTATGGATCGTTCTATCCATCGGATGTCGTATATCGGTAGTCCTTTGGTGTTTCAGTTTGACAATATCAGCAGAAACCAAGGGTGCTACGAGGCAAACTCCATTATTCAGTATGGTGGCACATCGTTCTTCTTATCAGACGATGGTTTCTATGCCTGTGATGGACAGCAGATTATTCCGATTGGGAACGAAAAGGTTAATCGGTATTTTTGGTCAGATGTAGATGATGGTGCAATAAACCTAATGTCGGCTGCGGTAGATCCATTTAGAAAACTTGTTATTTGGGCGTATGCCTCTCAGTCATCTGCAACTGTAGATAAATTACTTATCTACAATTATCAGACAAACAAGTGGACAAGCGGTACGACAGATGCAAGCCGAGTAGCTTCTTCTTCTACACCATCCTTTACATTAGATGGCATGGATGTATTTGGCAACCTAGAACAGATTTTGTCTAGTTTTGATGACAGAGTATGGTTAGGTGGAAAAATGCAGTTTGCCGGTGTCAGAAACACCAAGATTGTTACTTTCTCAGGTGCAAACAATACAGCCTACATTGAGACAGGCGATATTGAAATGCCAGGCACAACTTCTGCTATCACTCTAGCTAAACCAATTGTAGATGGTGGATCTGGTAGCGTTGCATTGTTTTCTCGTAGGCTTTTAAGCGAACAAGTCATTTTTGGTTCACAGACAGCAGCAGATGCCGAAAATAGAGTATCTTTGCGTGGTGTTGGAAGGTATCATCGTCTACAATTAACTCCTACAGGTCAATGGACTAATACAGTAGGGATTGATGTAGAAATGAACCCATTAGGAACTAGATAATGTTTCGAGTGTTGCCTCCGTTTGGAGCAGATCAGCGCGGTGTTGCCGAAGTAGTCAATGGCATTATGAATGGCAAGACCAACAATACAGGGTCGGTAACTCTAGCAACAGGTGGAGCTTCAACAACAACGATTACAGATGCTCGGATTGGTGTAGATTCTGTCATCTTGTTGATGGCTACAGACGATACATCAGCTACAGCGTATTACCCTTATTTAGCGGTACAAGACGATACAGACCAAGCAGCAACAACGACAACAGCAGCAAATATTATGTCGTTTTCTACAACAGACTATGCCTTGGGGGCTAGTCTTGTGGATAACACAAAGCTAAAAGTAGATTATGCAGGACTGTATGATGTTCAATTTTCAGCACAGTTAATTAATACTACTAACGATGTGCAAGAGGTTAGCATTTGGTTTAAAAAGAATGGTTCAAATGTTGCAGGTAGCAATAGTGAGTTTGGTTTACCTCCTAGAAAATCTACAGGAACAGCAAGTCGTTTAATTGCAGCAATTAATTTTTTTATCCCATTGCAAAAAGACGATTATGTAGAGTTAGCGTGGAGACCAACAGATATTGGTGTCAGCCTAGAGCATTTTGCAACACAAACAACACCAGATAGACCATCAACACCAAGCATTATTGCAACAGTTAGTTATCTGTCATCAAACGGATACACAAGCAATTTATTTACAAGACCTTATATATCAGCAGTAACCAACGGAAGTGCCACTATTAGCCATCCAGCTAATACAGTATCAGGCATGACTTATAAATACATCATCGTAGGATAAAGGAATAATTATGTCAGGCGGATTTGGACAAATGAGTTTAGCGCCATTGCAAACAATGGTGCAATCACAAACTGGGGCAATCCCAACAACAGCACCTGTTGCTCAAATACCACAAGTGCCAACAGCCCCTACTACTAATGCACCTCGCTTTTTACCTAGCGAGCCAATTACTCCTGGCGCACCAGCATCGGGTGCATCATCTATAGATGCCTCTATTCGCCCATTCCTTACAGAAGGTTTGCGCCAAGCACAAGAGTTGTTCTTACGCCAACAGCCACAAATGTTTCAAGGGCAAACTTATGTAAGTCCATCTGAGCAAACATTACAGGCTTTACAAGCTCAAGAAGATATTGCAAGACAAGGTTCGTTTCCATTACAAGCTGCACAAGGTGCTTATATGCAGTCTTTGGGCGGTCTTAGTGGAACGGCAGCAGGTCAATATTTAAACGCTAATCCGTATCAGCAACAGATGATGCAAGCAGCTACGCGCCCACTACAACAAGCGTTTAGCGAACAAGTATTGCCAGGTATTTCTAGTCTTTATTCTAAGTCTGGTCGTTTAGGATCAGGTTCTATGGAAAGAGCATTAGGAACAGTATCCGAACAGTTTGGTCGTTCTTTAGGCGATATTACTTCTAATATTGCAGGACAACAATATCAGCAAGAACGAGGCTTACAACAGCAAGCAGCGTTGCAATTAGCAAACTTAGCTCAAGCTGCACCACAGATTTATGGTCAGCAGTTCTTGCCATCGCAGACACTAGGACAAGTTGGCACACAGAGAGAGGCAATTGCAGCACAACCTTTACAAGAACAGATGAACAGATTTGCTTACGAGCAAAGACTGCCATACGAGCAATTATCTGGTTTTCTATCGTCTGTTTATGGATCACCTCTTGGTCAATTTGGTACTCCTGCTGCACAACCACAGTTTTCTGGTAATAGGGCTGTAGGCGGTTTAGGTGGTGCTTTAGCAGGCGGTTTAGGTGGTTATGCTTTAGGACAAGCATTTCCATCAGCATTAGGTGCAGGAAGTTTCTTAGGAAGTTATGGTGCGCCTGCTATCGGTGCTATCGGTGGCGGTCTATTAGGAGGCGGTTTCTTCTGATGAATGTATTTCCTCTCAATGTTGTGTATCTTCACCAACATTGGGGGGAGATAAAAAAATACCTACAGCCAGCATTAGACTTAGGTGGTGTAGAGGAATTTAATATTGACCAATTAAAAGTGTTTATAGCCAATGGGTCATGGACATTGTTTGTTGTAGAAGAAAATCAAAAATTATGTGGTGCTGTAGTAGTTACTTTTGCAAACTATCCAAACGATAGAATTGCATTTGTAACAGCAATAGGCGGTAAATTTATTAGTAGTAAAGAGACTTCTGATAAATTTAAGGCTTTGTTAAAGAGCATGGGTGCTACTAAAATTCAAGGATATGCAAGAGAATCGGTAGCAAGATTATGGAAACGAATCGGATTTGCCAATAAACAAATATTAGTGGAATATAAACTATGAGATTTAATAACCGAGTTTGTGCATTGATGGATATTCCTGATCTGCCACAAGGTGCTTTTGAGCATATTGGCGATAAAAAGATCAAACCTCAAGGTGGTGGCGGTAGCTTTAATCCAATCTCAGCTATTACAGATCCAATCTCTGATGTATTAGGTACATCTGGCGGTGGCGGTGGAATATTAGGCGCGGTAGAAGATGTTGGTCAAAGCATTGGAAGCGGTCTTGCAGAAGTAGACAAGTTTGTGGGTAGAGAAATCCCTGGTGGATGGGTAACCCCTGCACTTATAGCAGCAGCAGTAGCAGCCCCTTATGCAGCCCCTTATTTAGCAGGAGAAGGTGTTGCAGCAGCAGGAGCAGCCGAGGCAGCAGCAGCGTTAGAAGCAGCAGCATTGGCAGAAGGTGCAACTACAGCAGGAATGGTAGGCGCAGCAAACACAGGTTTAGCAGCAGGAACAGCTACATTAGGTGGAATTACAGCAGCAGCAGAAGCAGCAACACTTACAGGCGCATTTGATGCAGCAAACCTAGCAGCTCAAGGGTTAAGCGAAGGTGCTATTGCACAAAACCTAACAGCATCTGGTATTGATTCTTTTGTTGCACAAGATATGGCTAGATTAGCAGCTACTGGTATGTCAGAAGAAGCCATTGCACAAGCAATCGCTTATTCTTATACTCCAGCAGAACTAGCAGGCACAGGTCTTACATCTATGGCTAATACATTGCCAGCAAAAGGATTGACTGCTGCACAAGCAATACAAGGCGCAAGAATGGCAAGTGGTTTATTAAGCGGTCAACAACAACAACCACAGCCACAGCAACAACAGATAATGATTGGTGGTAGACAACCAAATCAATATGCTGGTGTAGATTACTCAGGTTTGTATAACCTATTACAGCCAAGAATGGCACAAAGAAATCCAAATTCTTTACTAGGATAAAACATGGCAATTGATCTATCAACTCTATTTGGTCAGCAACCAGACTATTCTGCTTTTATTAGTCCAGAAGAAACGCAACGGATGCGGTCTAACGCATCGCAAAACGCATTGTTAAACTCTGCTATTGCTTTACTAGCGCAGTCAGGCACACAGCGTTATCCTGTAAGTACAGGACAGGCTCTTGCTGGTGCATTAGGCGCAGGCATGGAAGGCTATAACCAATCGTTTGACAGAACGCTAAAGCAGATGGTTACAGGTATGCAGTTGGGAGAGTATCGTAAAAAGCAACAAGCCCAAGAACAATATCAAAAAATGCTAAAAGCAGCAGAAACTCCACAAGCCATTCCAATGGCTACAGGACAAGGTTCACAATTAGAGATGTTATCTCGCCCTGAGTTTGGTGGAGATATGGCTGTACCTGAAACTGTTGCAGCATTACGAGGAAACCTACCAACCACTATAGATCCAGTAAAAGCTAATGCA